CTGGTCGGCGGCCAGGCCTCCGTGCAGGACCTCGTTGCCGTCCTCGTCGATCTCGGTGGTCGCGGTGTATTCACCGCGCGGGAAGCCGTAGATCTCCTGCTGGTAGGCCGGGTACGGGGGCGCTGGCCGGTCGCCGCGCCAGTCGATCAGGGGTTTGATCGTGGAGCCGTCGAGGATTTCGAGGGCGAATACGTCGCCGCCGTAGGTCATGCGCGGGTAGATCGCGACGGCGTCGAGGGTCAAATGCTGGTCTTGGACGCCGTTGATCCACCTGCCGAAGGTGAGGTTCTTGGTGCGCCACGGCTTCTCCCAGAACGCGGTCAGGCGCGCGATCTCGGGCTGCCATTTCTGGCGTAGCCGGGCTTCGATGTCGTCGCGGCCGAACCTGGGGTCGGCTTGGTAGGCCTCGGCGATGGCTTCTTCGGACACGGTCCAGCGCCATTTGAGGGAGCGGACGTGGCGTTTGCGGACCTCGATGCAGCGGCGCATGATGTCGACCTGCCGCGCGGCGTTGTACAGCACCGACCAGGGGATCAGGCGGTTGCTGTTGCCCGGGATGTTCCAGCCGAAGGGGTATTCGAAGATGCGCGGTTCGGGCCGGTCGGTGTCCCTGCGGTTGGGGCTGATGGGTGCGGGCCGTAGCGGGTTGATCGGGCCGAAGGGTACGGCGTCTTCGCTGTCGCGGGGCATGGGGGCTGCGACGCCCCATGGTGTGCCGGGTGCGAGGTAGTTGAGCAGCTGGTTGAAGCTGCGTGCCTGGGGCTTGTTGGTGGTGTTGCCGCTGGTGATGCCGGGTGGGAGGGCTTTGGCGGCCGTGTAGTCGGGGTTGGGTTTGATGCGCGGGCCGTTGACGGTGCGCGACGGCGCGCGGCGGTTGCGGCTGCGTCGACTCACCGATCACCCCTCATATTGAGCTAGGCTCACGATGAGAGGTTAGCTCAAATGTTCGATCCGGCGAAGCGCCCGCGCAGGTGACACCATGGACGCATGACGAACCCTCGCGTCACGGCGGAACAGCTCGCCGAAGATCGCCTCTGGGCGCGCAACTTTCTGACGCGCTGCGGCACTAACCCTGACGACCAGCAACATGTGCGCGCCACGTACGAGGCCACCCGCGATGACCACGCCAAGTGGATGCTCGGCCTCGGTGGGGAGATCGACGCGGAGACGTACGGCACGCTGGTTTACGCGGTCCGGGCGCTCTATGGCTGGCTGGATTGGCCGCTGGATTGGCCCGCGCCGACCCTCGTGCGCATGGCGCAGCCGTTCCGCAACCTGCTGGAACGCGATCCGGTGCACGTCTCGTACATGTCGGGCGTCAGCGATGAGGACCGCGAGTGGGCCAACCGGACGGTCATCGACATGGCCAAGGAACTGCTGCTTGAACAGGAGCCGGAGCGAGGCGAGAGCGGCTAAGCTGAGACCGGCCCGGCTCCCGCCGACGAGTCCAGCGGCGTACCAGCGTCATGGCCCCCACGGTCTGGACATACTGGTGGACACCAAGCCCCCGCGAACGTGGTCCTGGTAGACCCAACAGCCGGGGGCTTGACTGTTGCTCGGCGTGACACCATGAGGGCATGGAGAATCTGCCGGATCCACGTCTCGTTGGGGGTCTTAGCGTGCACGACCTGACTCGGGATGGCTTCGCGGCGATCGCCGGCGCCGGGGTCAGCACGGCCGACTTCGTCGCAGCCGCACCAGCAATCAGGGGCGCCCTGCGCGGCTACGCCCACCCCAACTGCAGGTGCGCGGTCCTCCCGGCCGCGCAGCAGGAACCGCAACCGGCAACGGCACGGTGGGTGGATCACGTGGGCGTGCTGCGACGCTTCCTCGCGCGCTACGGCCGTCTCTAAGCCGCGTGTGCTCCGGTGCCCTGTTCGGCGAGCAGCTGCCGCATGAACCGGCCAGCGCCACCACCACCCAGGAACAGGCGGTGCAGGCCCTGCGTGAGCGCGTCCACCTGGTCGTCATGCGTGCCGTTCGGGAACGCAGAGCACTCCTCCACGAAGTCCCCGATCCACGGCGCGAACGACGGGTCCGGGATCTCGACGTCCCCGGCCTGGATGAACGGCGACACCGCATGGGCGCGCGCTTCTTTGCTGTCCTCCGGCGTGACGGCGATGATGCCGCCGATCTCCCGCCGCAACTGGGCGATGACCGCCGGGCCGTTGGCCTTGTCCTCGATCAGCTTCGCGGTCGCCTGCGGCCACTTGAACGTGGTCTCCCGGATCAGCTGGCAGGTTGCGGGGAAGTCCGCGCGCACCTTGACCCGGTCCAGCAGCCACGCTTTGTGGCCGCGCCGGGCGATGACGAGGCCGACGACCCAGTCGGAGCCCTTGGTGTCCTTGAACGTGAGGTCCCAGGACTGGATCACCTCGGCGGCGCCTACGGCGTGCCAGGTGCCGTCGGAGCGCTCGACGGCGCGGCGTTTCGGGTAGGTGACCCACCAGGCGCGTTTGATGATGCCGCCTTCGCCGGGTGTCGGCTGGCCCTGGTAGAGGGCGGCGAAGTCGTAGGCGCCAGCGTCTTTGCGGCGCTGCTCCCAGCCGCGGACGGTGCGGCCACGGGCGGAGATCATCCACTCGCCGGGCTGACGGCCGAGCGGGTCGCTCTGGCCTTTCTCGGGTGAGTGTTCAGCGAGCGCGGGCACGTTGATGTGCCGCCACACTCCGGGGTCCTCGGTCAGGCGCCAGCCGGCGAAGTCGTCCTCGTGCCACCGGGTTTGGATGTCGACGACGGGGGCGTTCTCGGTGAGGCGGGTGGAGCCGGTGGAGCGCCAGAAGTCTTTGAGGGTTTCGCGTTCGACTTCGGAGGCGGCTTCTTTGCGGCCTTTGATCGGGTCGTCGAGGATCAGCACGTCCAAGGGTCGGCCGGTGAGCGAGCCGCGGATGCTGCTGGTGATCAGGCCGCCGTCGTGGCCTTCGATCTGCCACTCGTTGGCGGCGCGGCTGTCGCGGGAGACGACGAGGCCCAACTCTGGGTGGGCTTCGATGTCGCGGCGGACGCGTTTGCCCCACCGGCGGGACATGGCGTCTTGGTAGGAGACGATGCCGATGCGCAGGTCGGGGTTGCGCATGAGGAGCCAGATGACGAACCAGCGGGAGACGCGTTCGCTTTTGCCTTCTTGCGGCGGCATGGTGAAGATCAGGCGGGGGTGGCGTCCTTCGGCGGCGTCGACGAGCGCGCGGTCGAGTAGGTCGAGCGCTGGGGTTTGGATGGTGCGTGGTTCGATCGCGCGGGCCAGGGCGCCGGGGGTCGGGTAGTGGACGGCGCCGCCTTCGAGGCTGTCGGCGAGCAGGTCCAGCTCATCAGCCATCGCAGGGCCGCCTAGCTGGTTTTGATCAGCCGCAGGTGCCGGCCGGTGGCCTGCTTGATCGCCGCGGCTTGGGGGCCGGTGATGCCGTGCTCGGCCAGGCCGGCTTCGAGCGCGCGCAGCAGCATCTGCGCTTTCGCCTCGGAGACGGCGACTTCGCGCTCGTCCAGGCCGAGCCGCGCGATGACCGCGACGAGGTTCGCGGCGCGCTCCATCGACCGCTCGAACATCGGGATCTCGGAGCGCAGCTGCTCCGCGCCCTTCGCATCGAGGAACCGGAAGTTCTTCAGGTCCGCGATCGCGCTCCCGCAGGCCTCCATCCACGTGAGCGCGAGCGACGCGATACGCCGCAACTCCGCAGCCGGATCCTCCACCGGCTCACGATCAGGCACGAGCTGGCCGAGCAGGTACCTGGTCTCCTGCTCGGCCGCAGCCTTGCTGCTCGACGGCGTACAACCACCATGGAACTTGCACGTACCGAACCCCGGATGCTGCGTGCCCCACCCCGCAGGGCGCGTGCACCGCCCGGTCCCCTGGCGTTTGGCCGCGCCACACAGCCGCTTCTCGCGGACTGCCGCGGCTGCCATGACGATCCACGCTCCTATAGCGCGCACAGGCGCGCCGGCCGAACTGGTGTTCTTCTGTGAGTGTAGGGGCGGTTCAGCCGGTCAGCGAGACACCGAGCGCTGCGGCGATCGCCTTCATCGTGTCGCAGGGCCAGTCCACGTTGTCGCCGCCCATGGGGTAGACGCAGTGCCAGCAGATCTGCTTGCTGCCGTTCCATTCCGGCTTGTGCAGGTCGAGCACGGCGAGCAGCGCGGCGCCCACTTCGTCCGGATGCACCTCGGTCAGTCGTGCTCTGATCGCGGCGTCAAGGTCGGACATGGCGGATCCTTCTCAGCCAGCGTCGCCACCGGGGCAGCGAACGCGCGTACCAGTCGATTCTCAGCGCATGGCCGAGGTAGGGCTCGGCTCTGGCGGGGACGCGTCTGCCGCCGTGTTCGGCGTAGACGTGGTAGTGCGGTCCGGTTGGGCAGCCGATACCGCACGCCCCGGGATCCGCGCCTGTGTCGAGACGGTCAGCCATCGGTGGGGTCCGGCTTGTCGTCGGCTGGCTTGGTCTCGAGTACGAGGCGCAGTGCTTCGGTGTACCGGGCGCCTTCGCGTTCAGCGAGTTCGCGGGCCAGCTTCTTCACGCGGCTGTTCGTCTTCGGCATCAGTCCGTTACCTCGGGCTCGTCGTCGAGGTACTGGGTGAAGTCGCCTAGGTCGTGGGTTTCGCCGCGTTCGGCTTCTGCGATGCCGTCGCGGATCTGCTCGGCGAGCTCGGGGCTCACGTACTCGCGGTCGGCGGTAACGATTGCAATGGCGGCTTGTGCGATCTGCGCACCCCACTCCGGGTTGACGGGGGTGTTGGGCGTGTAGGTGATGTCGAGGTGGTCGATGGGGCCGTCCCAGCCGAGTAGGTGCATCTCGTGCGTCCCGCTCGGCGCGGATTCGACGTGCTCGGCTTCCCCGATCGGCCAGACGGCGCCGGGGTGGTGGAGGTCGATGTGGCCGCGCATGACGGCGTCGAGCTGGTCCTCGGTTTCGGCTTTGGCGACGTGTGCGCAGGGTTTGCCGGTGGCGAGAGGGTAGGGGCAGGCGGTGATGTGCCGCATCTTGCCTTGGTAGAGCTGTTGGCCGGCGAGTTGCCAGAGGTTGGTGAGGATGGGGCCGCCGTTGATGCGGTGTTCGGGGCCGATGAGTTCGAGGACTTGGGAGGCGAGGTCGCCTGCTGTGAGGAGGACGGCGCCGATGAGTGCGTGGTCGGTGGTGTCGAGGCGACGCAACAACTCGGCGATGAAGCGTGGTTCGATCTTTTCGAGGTCGCGCACCAGCGGGTCGCCTTCGCTGCGGGCGGCGGCGAGCGTGGCGGCTTGGGCGTTGAGGTCGGGGGTCTCAACGCGCAGGGGGTTGGCGCCGTGGGATTGGTTGCGGTGTTGGTGGCCGGTCACGGGTGGTCCTGTCGGGTGAGGTGGGCGCGGAGGGTGAGCGCGGCGCGGTAGGCCCAGATCGGGTAGTCGTAGGTGGCGGGGGCCGGGGTGGTGTGTGGTCGGGTGAGGATGGTGCCGTTGCGGCGTGTGGCTTTGCGGTGCCGGCGGCCGGGAGCGAAGAGGCGGCCGAGCGCGGTGCGGGTTGCGGCGGCGACGGTGACGGGGATGAGCAGGACGGCGAGGTGG